CATCACACGAATCTTTAACAGGTAGAGATGGATACGCAGATTTCTATAAGAAAGATGTAAACTTCTTTATGTTAGGACCAGTTGGTGATAAAATTGAACAATGGACTCTTAAAGGAGCTTTCATAACATCTGCCGCGTTTAATGATTTAGATTGGGCATCAAATGACCCAGCAGAAATCACATTAACACTATCTTATGATTACGCAATCTTAGAATTCTAATACAAATTTTACAATATTCACAAAAATAAAAAAGTTCTTTTCGTAAGAACTTTTTTTTATGCTACAAATCTAAAATTTATATATGTATATGTTCATATGATGATTAGATTTATAACAGAAATAGCAGTTGTAGTAATAATATACCTAATACTTAAAAAATATTGGAATACAAAAGTTAAAGAATATTTTGGTAATTTTGTAATAGGTATAAATATTTTTGCGTGTTTCTTATACTTTTATAGTATTATACAACAAACCATTCCATTTCAGTTAGCATTACCAAAAATACTTCTACATGGTATTGTAGCTACAATCATATATACTTTATTTACAATAGACAAGAAAGATGAGTGAACATATAGTAATATTGTCAATTGCAGGTGGATGGGTCTTATTTTGTATTGTAAGTTGGATGAATGATAAATAATTCTAATTTTTTAAAACTTATATATTTATATACAAACAAATAAAGGTTAATTATGGCAGAAAATAAAAAATATGACTTTCCAACGGAAGTAATTACACTTCCATCACAAGGATTAGGATATGATGAAAAATCACCATTAGCAAAGGGTGAGATTGAAATTAAGTATATGACAGCTAAAGAAGAAGAAATATTAGCATCACAAAACTTAATTAAAAAAGGTGTTGTTTTAGATATGTTGTTTGAATCTATCATCGCTGATAAATCAATTAATATAGATGATATACTATTAGGTGATAAAAACGCTATAGTATTAGCAACTCGTATTTTAGGGTATGGACCTGAATATAAAGTTGGTATGCAAGGTGAAGATGGTGAAACAGAAGAAGTAATGGTTGATTTATCAAAAGTAGAAACAAATGATGTTGACCCAAAAAAATTAAATAGAAAAAACGAATATGAGTTTGTAACTCCTACAGGTAAAAATGTTATTGTATTCAAACTTCTTACACATGGAGATGAAAAGAAGATTGATGTAGATGTAAAAGCAATGAATAGATTAAATAAAGGTGGAGCATCACAAGAACTTACTACAAGATACAGATATATGTTTAAATCAGTAGATGGTAAGGAAGATACAAAATCAATCGTAGATTTCGTAAATAATAAATTTTTAGCAAGAGATACTCGAGCATTTAGAGCATATTTGAAGGAACTTCAGCCGGATATGAATATGCAGTTCGATTGGATTAACCCTCAGACTGGAGTAAAGGAGGGTAGGCCTATTCCCATGGGAGTCGGGTTTTTTTGGCCTGGCGAGTAACTACTCCTCTTTATTACACAATCAAATCTTTGAAATGTGCTATTTTGGAAATGGTTATACATTTAAAGATGTGTATGAGATGCCTGTTCATATCAGAAACTTTCATTACAAAAAGTTAGCTGATATTAAAAAGCAAGAAAAGGAACAACAGGACAAAGCTATGAAAAAATCCAAGACAAATGTCAGAAAACCAAACGTGAGAGTGAGGAAATAATTCCTCACTTTTTTTTTACCTTATATTTATAGTTGTACAATAATATCCACAAAGGAGAAAAAATTATGAAACTAAGTAAAGAAACTCAAAACATTGTAAAAGAAATTGCTAAAAAGCATAATCTTGATGAATTAGGGTTTTTCAAATCTTTAGTAAAACAAGCCATGTTTAAAAAAGCATTAAAAGATAAAGAATTTGTAAAATATGCAAAAGCAGTTGATTCAAAAATTGACCAACTAAATAAAAAAATTAAAGATATGGAAGCTAGAGGTGAGAGAGTACCTGATTTATACAGAAACTATGTTGCAGGAAGAAGATAATAATAGGATAAGTAATGGCTAGTCAAGAACAATTAAATAGACAGAAAGAATCTATTAAATTAGAAAAGGAATATCAAGATTCGTTGAGTATATCTGCTCAATTAATGAGAGATATTGCTCTTGAAAATAAAAATAATAATAAGTTGACTGGTAATGCTAGAAAAGTTTTAGCTAGCTATAACAAAGAATTAAATGAAAGAGTAAATAATTTAAATAATTCACAAGATATAGCTAAAGAATTAGTTGACATTGATAAGGAAATGGTTGGTGTTCAAAGAAATATGGCATCTTCAACCAATCCAATTCTAGCAGCAAAAATGAAGAGCTTGGAAACCACAAAAGAAGCTCTTGAAATGGAATATTTAAGAGTAAAAGCAGCAGAAGATTTAGATAGAGTTCAAAAAGGAGTAGCAGGTCAAATCATAAGTCAAATTGATGCCATAGAACAGTTTGGTAGTAATATACCAATAGTTGGAGGAATGTTTAATCAGGTATTTGGTAGTTCATTTGATAATTTAAGACAAGATGTTACTGAAGCTGGTATGGAGATGGTAACCACATTTGGAAAGGGTGGTATGAGTTTTAGTAAAATGTCTGGCGCTATGACAAAATTTGGAGGTAGAAGTTTAATGGCATTACTTGCGAATCCAATGGTATTAGCTGGAATAGCTATAGCTGGTATAGCAGCTGGTATAGCTTTAGTAATTTCCGCATTTTCAAAATTAGATGCAGCAGCTAAAGCATTTAGAGAAGAAACTGGATTAACTAATTCTCAAATGGTAGGATTAGATTCTACGATTAGAAGTGTTTCTGTGAATAACGCAGCATTGGGTGTATCGATGGAAGATGTATCTAAAGCCGCTGCAGAATTTACAAAAGAATTTGAAGGATTGATGATTCCATCAGCAGCAGTTTTAGATAATGTTACTGCTTTGGAAAAAAACTTTGGAGTTACTGCTTCTACCCAAGCAAAAGTTAACTCATTATTCCAAGAAACGGCTGGATTATCAGCTGAAGCAGCTCAATTCCAAGTAGCTCAAGTAACACAAGCAGCAAACTTAGCTGGAGTAGCACCTACTAGAGTATTAGAGGATATTGCTAATAGTGCAGAAGCAGCATCTAATTACTTTGGAGGTTCAGTTGAAGAACTTTCAAAAGCGGCCATAAAAGCGGCAGCATTAGGTACTTCAATCAAACAGGCATCTGAAGTAGCAGATAACCTAATGGATTTTGAAAGTAGCATAACAAATGAATTAGAAGCATCTGCTATGTTAGGACAAACTATTAACTTTAACAAAGCAAGAGAGTTAGCAGCAACTGGTGATATAGTAGGAGCTCAACAAGCGGTATTAGATTCATTAGAATCAACAGTTGATTTAAATAAGTTAAATAAATTCCAATTAGATTCAATTGCTAAAGCAAGTGGAATGCCTGTAGCTGAATTAAAGAAACAATTTAATCTCAGAAAACAATTCGGTAAATTAGATGAAGCTGGTATGAAAGCAGCAGAAAATTTATTAGCTAGTGGTAAAGAACTTAAAGATATAGGAGATGATGAGTTAGCAGCAGCAACTGCTCAGGTAAGAGCGCAAGATGAAATGAAATCACGAATGGATAAATTAAAAGCTGTATTTGGTGGAATTGGAACAACAATAATGGCAGCTTTAGCACCATTAGGAGAACTTCTTATTACACCATTAATAAGTTTAGGTAAAATAATACTACCAGCATTTCAATTAATTGGAAAAGTATTAGGATTAGCATTTAAGCCAGTTTTATTAATATTCAGATTATTGCAAAAAGTGGTAGACCCTATTATAGATGCATTTGCAGGAATGTTCTCAGAGTTAGACCCATTCTTTGCTAAAATGGATGAAATGTACACACAATTGGAAGAAGGTATGGGTCCTGTATTTACTTTCATAGGAGAAGTATTGGGTACAGTATTTAGTTTGATTGGAATGGTGATTGGTTTAATGGTAGATGGATTTATGTTATTGTATGATTATGTTATAGCACCAATCATTAGTGTAATATCTTCAATTGGTTCTTTCTTAGGTTTTGGAGGAGATGATGAAGAACCTGTAGCTATGGCAACAGGTGGTGTTGTAACCAAACCTACTAACGCAATTATAGGAGAGGCAGGACCTGAAGCAGTCATTCCATTAGATAGAATGGGAGGAATGGGTAGTAATGCGATGGTGGCAGCTATAACCCAATTAGGAAACGAAATTAAAAATTTACAAGTCCAAGTTAATTTGGATGGTAAGAAGGTATCTGATGGGGTATCTAAAGTTGTAAGTAGAAATCAAACAAATTCAGCAGGGGTAACAAAATAAGATATGCCAACAATATTAGAATTATTTAGGGGTTCAACTTTTGATAAAGCAGTTGATTCAAAAGCTCAAGAAGGCAAAGGAACTTTATTTTCTCAGGTTAAATCATTTGCAGAACAAGAAGTAACTGGTGTTAGAGTAAAATCTGCAGTAGAACTCAACAATCCATTAATTTATGGTAACGAAGCTACTCGTATTGCTCTTAGGTCAACTCCATTAAAAGATAAACAAATAGATAGTAGAAGAGAGACAGGAGGTGCAACCGATGCTAATAAGGGTGGATTGATTGGTAAAGGATTGGGTAAATTAACTGGTGATAAGGTAAATTCTATATCAGAACTAAGAGATAAAGTAAATGATAAGTTGGGAATACCAAAACCTCCTATTCCAAGTGATTACTATACTAAGTTAGGAAGTTTAGATGTTAATAATGCTGGTAACATACCTATAAGTAGTTATCCATCAATACTTGAATCTATCGCAAGTGGTGCAGAAGGAAAGGGTATTGGTAAGTTTTTAAGCGGAGGAAGTCCTAAAACAATTGCTCAACAAGCAGCTGGAAACTTTATTAAAGAAAAGAAAAAAGAATTAAGAAATACTTTATTTGGTAAATCATCAGAACCAAAAACACCTGAAGCAGTAAAAAAAACAAAGACTAAAGTATATGATAGAGGTGCATCAAGTTATTCAAAAAATGAACCTAATAAATCATTAATCGCTGAAAGTGGTACAAATGAAGTTGAAGTTGGTATTCTTGCAAAATATAGAGATGGAGGAGCATTTAATGCGGCTAAAATTAGAGTTGGTAAATCATATGTAAAAGGTAGTGATGATGGTGTAAATCCAACCTCATACAATAAAAACTCAGATGGAACATATGAAAAAGCATTACTAAGTGAAGATATAATAAACGATAGAATAGATAGGATAATAATTGATGAAAATAAAAATAAGTTAATATCGGAAACAGGTAAAGGATTCACAAATAAAGATGATATAATTAATCAAAGTGGTATATACGATGGTGGAACAGCTGCAGCAACAGATTTATCACAATTTGAATTAGATAAAAAAGATTTTATACCACTTTATTTTAGAAATATTGTAACGGGTGAAACCGTACACTTTAGAGGAACTATAACTGGGCTTTCTGAAACTGTATCACCAACTTGGGATTCGGCTAAGTTTGCTGGTAACCCATTTAGTTTTTACACTTATGGGGGTATTGAAAGAAATGTATCCTTTAACTTTACAATTTATCCAATGAACTCAGCTGAATTAGCAAACAATTGGACTAAAATAGAATTCTTAACATCTTTAACATATCCATTAGGATATCAAGGTGGACAGATTGGAGCAGTAAGAGCACCTATTGTATATTTTACTATGGGTGATTTATACAAAGATAAAGAATCCTTTATAGAATCACTACAATATACTATACCTGATAATTCTACTTGGCAATTAGATGGTACACAAAAAGATTATGAAAGTAGTGGAGATTTTTTTGATAAAGTCGGTGCATCCAAAGTAGATGTAGATAAAGGATATAAACTACCGCATTTAGTTGAAGTAGCAATTACTATGAAATTCATAGAACAAAGAAGAACTACAGAAGATAGAACAAAGTTATATAGTTTTAAATCGATAACATATTAAGATGGCAATAAGTAGATATTTAAATAACGATACAAAGAAAACACCAGATGGTAAAACTGTATATAAATCTAAAAGGTTAAAAAGAATACCTTTAAATAATAATGATATATATGTAGCATCACAAACAGGTGATAGGTTAGATTTACTTGCTAATCAATATTACGGCTCACCTGCTTACTGGTGGATTATTGCTAATGCTAACAACATACATGATGGTAAGCTTGGATTGAAAGATGGTACGATTCTTAGAATTCCTGCAAATCATATGGAAATTATAAGAAAAGAAACCAATGAGTAGTGGATTCCCAAATTATAGACCAGTACCACAATATGTGGTTGATAATCTGAATCTTAAAAAAGAAGCAGTTTATACATCACGCTTAAACGCATGGATTAGAGTAATTGGAAATAGTGGAAATGGGTTAGTTTTACAATCAAATCCCGATTTACCAATATTTGGTTCAGAATCAGTTTATGGAAATTCAGAAAAACCCGGCGCAATAGGATTAGATTGGGATGAAAATCCAGTAACAGTTCAAGAAGAAGATAGAGGTTTAAGACCTTCACCAATTATTTCAGGATTAAGTTTAAAAGATAACCAATTTGGTATTAGTAGAGAATGTAGTTTTACAATTAGATGTCATTCTAAAGGACAAGTTAGTGAAATACAAAAATATTTTGGTGAACCTGGTCATACTGTATTAGTAGAATTTGGATGGGATTTACATCGTTCATTAAATGAAAGAGTTTCACTAAACGCAGCAGATATTGCTAATGTAGGTTTAGATTTTGGAAATATTTTAGAAAAAAGAAGAAACTCAACAGGGGATTATAATGCACTATTAGGATTCATAGTTGGGTTTAAAATAGCTAGTGAGGGGGAAAATTTCAATTGTGAAGTAAGAATAATGGGAATGGGTCAGATGCCAACTACTATGCAAATACACAAACCAGTTGTTGAGAAAGATAAAAATACAGACCCTAGTTCTACAAGCGGTAGAGTAGTTAAAAGAAACCCTGTATTTAATTCAACTGAAACTAGAAAAGAAACTGATGCTGGTAGATTAAATTTTATGTATATGTTTAATTCTTTACCAGGACATAAACAAACCGCAGCTATTAGAAACTTAATAGATGTATTGGGTAAGGAAGAAAATTTTATAAATTTCAATAAATCTACAAGAAATAAATTACAATACGAAACTGAAGGAAGTTGGTGGAACGATATTAATGCAGGTGGTCAATCAATATCAATACCACAAGGGACTGATTTAGTTGGTAATGAAAGATTTATAAGATTTGAAACATTTAAAAGAATTTTAGATACAAATGATATCATCGAAACAGAAGCAGGTGTACCTTGTGGAGATGGAAAATTACCAACAAAAATATTTACAGAATTTACAATATGTTCAGCTTTTGATGAAATGTTTTCAACTGATAAGAATGTTATGATTATACCAAATAGTAATGTTCCTGATTTTGGATTTATGGCTATTTTAACAGAAGATGATAGTATTGAGAGACCTAATCAAGATTGTTCTCAAAAAGATGTAAATGGAAATACAGCTGTACAATTTCCTGAAAGAGAAGATTTAGAAGAACGAACTATAAAAGAAGGGTACAAATTATGGTTTCTTTGATAACTTATATATAAACTTTGATTACGCATTGGATATCATATCACAAGAAGATACAACATATAGAGATGTAATATTGGGAATGGCTAATGGTATGGCATCCGCAGTTTGTGGTATGTGGCAATTTCAAATAATACAAGCACCAGCACCTAAAACATTAAAAAACCCAAATGGTGCAATTGAAATCGAAAAAGATAAAAATTGTTTACAATTAGTAGAGATGAGATGTACTTCTGATAACAAACAAACTGCTTTGGATATGGTACATAATGGTGAAGGTTCATTCTTTTTAAACTCAACATTAGATATTGATTTACCATCTGATATGATGAGTAGTATTATTTCTAACAGAAAAGCAACTGATGGAGGAGAACCTCCAGCCGATATCGAAGGTGATAAAGATGAAAGGGAAACTAACAATGCAGTTTTTAAATCAGTATTAGAAGATAAGGTATTAAAAACATTTAATACAAAAAACGCTCCTGATGTAGTTGATGAAGCACCCGCAGGTGGTGATGATTCAGCTGGTGAGCCAGATGAAGTAGCAACTAAAGCAGATATGTACAATGAGTTTTTAGGAAAAATTGGTTCATATCCAAAAAGAAAAGATGGTAGATTCAATTTAGATAGTTATGGTGTTGGTGAAGAAGCTGATGCTTTAGATGTAATATTTTTTCCAACATTTGATGATGAACTACTATTTAAGAAAAAACGAAATCAAAACAATCCAAACTATAAACCATCATCCAATGAAATAAAAGGCACAGGTCCTCTTATGGGAATGTTAAAATATAATTTTGAAGTACATGGTAATAGTGGATTTAATCATGGTGATGTTTTTGGTATTATTGGTATACCTGAAAAGTATAATAGAACTGGAGCATTTACAATAACAAATGTAGAACATACTATTGATGGAATGCAGTGGACAACATCCATCGAAGGATTATTTAGACCAAGTCAATAATGGATAATAATAAAATATATAAAAAATTAGCAAGAAGTATTTCAAATTCAAATTTGAAGGGTAAAGTATATGCTTTCAAACCAAAAGTAGATAAAATTGATATAAAAAGAGGATATATTGATAGAAGATTTGTACAACAATGTAATGATAATCAATCGCCAGTAACAGAGATATCAAGCAATACATATGGAAATCTACAATCAAATCCATTTTATAAGGTAGTAAAATTAAGGTGGAGAATTGTAGGTAGTCAACAAGAAATTAAAGATTCAAACAGAGCAAGTATTTCCGAACATTTAAGAAAAATGCCACAATTAAAAAATAGATTAGTAAATTTATTGGAATATTCAAAAATCTAATATATATAAATATACAAACTAAATTAAGGTTATATGAATTATCTTACCGAAGAAGAAAAACAACAATTACAATTTGATTGGAGATACAAAGGAGTATCTATTTTAAATCTACTAACAGAAAGTGAAGTAGATTCTTATTCAGATGAATTAGAAAGAATCAGATTAGAAAGACAAGAAAATGATACAGAAGGACAATGGGGAGATTATGACCCATATATGTATCCACATAAAGAATCAGAAAAACTTACTGATTTAATGAAACACCCTAAAGTAATAGAAGCAGTTGAGTTTCTAATGGATGGAAAAGTTTTTGGTGTACAAACTTGGGCTTACTTTAAACCACCAGGTCAATTAGGTAGAGACCAGCATCAAAATATATTCTATACACAATGTAATTCAAACGAAATAATCAATGTTTCAGTTGCTTTTGATAACCACGACCCTAATAATGGTTCTGTTTGGTATTTAGAGGGTTCTCATAAATTATGGAAATTACCTATGGAAGTTGATGAAGAGAGAGCAAAAACAAATCCTAAGAATTGGAGGAGTGAAAGAGGAAAACCATGTGTTATACCAGAAGGACACAACTTTACTAAAATAGATGGGCACTTAAAAAGGGGACAAGTAGCATTACTTCATTCAAATGTTATACATGGTTCTGAACCAAATGAATCAAATAGATTTAGAAGAGCATATTTAACTGGATATATTAAAGAAGGAGCTAAGTTCGCAGCTGGTAATCAAATGAAAAGAAAACCAATCGATGTAGGTTCAGCAAAATTATCTCAACTTTCCTTGGATTTGTAAGAAAAATTGTTTATATTTAGGTATGATTAAAAAATACCCTAAACAATTTAAGAAAGTTTCAGATTATCTCAAAGAGAAGTTTGGAATAGATGTATTACTTGGACAAATCACTGCTTTTATGGGGCATAAGAATAAAAAGATATTTATTCACCATAATCACAATTTAGAAAAAAACGGATTATATTCTCTTTTACATGAAGTAGGACATGTTCTTCAAACTGATGAAGATAATTACTTTAAAACCATAGATGAGGATAAAGAACCTAAAAAGTTTAAGTTTCACCAATATATTAACGAAATCAATGCTTGGGAAAAAGGATTACTATTCGCTAATGAATTGGGTATTAAGGTAAAGATTGAAGATTGGGTTAAGGTACAAAATGAATCCCTCCTCACTTATTCAAAAAAAATAGCAAAATAAGTCAAAAAAAGCTTGTGCAATCCAATTATTTTTCGTATATTTACTATGTAAATGATTAATAATTAAAACCTTAAAAGTATGAAAAATATTCAACACCCTTTAGATTGTTTTATGATAACCGATAAGACCGATACTGGTTTGATACATGGTTGGGCAGATGGATATCATCAGTTCAATGCGTATGGAACTAAATCAAATCCTCAAGTTAGTATTAGAAAAGGCCTTAAATGGTTAGATAAAAATTCAAATCTCTATGATAAGTTAAGAATGATAGTTCTACATAACTTAGGATGGAAGTACGATAATAAAAAACAATTAAAGTTTGATTACGATATACTTAAACCAACTCCTTTTAAAAGTATTCTTGATTAAATTTACATTTTAAGTAAAAAAAAATGAGAAAAAGCTTGGATATATCAATTTTTTTTCGTATATTTACTATGTAAATAATTAAGATATGAAAGTTCTAATAAAACCTAAAGTAACAAAACCTTGGTCAAAAGAAATGTATGATTACAATGATAAGGTAGCAGATATGATGAAAAACAATATCATCAAATCTATTAAGAAAAATAAAAATAATTGGGATAACCTTAATTCACTAATGGATTTGTGTGGAGGTATCAAATATGGTGATGGATTTACAATCCAAGATTTATATGATGATACTCTATCGCATGTAGATGATGTTCAGAATTATTGGTTGGCTGAAGAATATCCTTATTCAGTATCAAAAGGACTAGTAGATGATGTTCCTTATAAATTTGTTGGATATTAAGTAAAAAAAAGTACGAAAAAATTTGGATTTCTCAGGTTTTTTTCGTATATTTACTATGTAAATGATTAATAATTAAACCTTAAAACTATGAGTAAAAAATTTAAATTTTCAATTAAAGGAACTGAGTTCCAACTTCCTATCGCTCAAATAAGAGATGATTCTTATGATGGTGGGAAATATATCTATATGAACGCTAAATCAGCGGCTTCAGTAATCAAACAATATGTAAAACAATATTATCCCGATATCAAAGTATGGGCTGGTTCTGATGTTTATAGTGGTGGTTCTTCTGTAAGAGTTAATGTTTCTAACAAAGATGGTTCATCTGTTGATTCTACTATCTATGATAATATTAAAGAATGGGAGTATGTATTAAAAGGTGGTTCTTTCAATGGTATGATTGATATGTACGAAATGAGAGAAGATTCACCAGCTACTGATAATGGAACTCCATTAAAGTATTTCCCTTCTTATATCTTTATTGAGAATAAGCCGAAATGGGATTCAGTTGAGTATTGGTATAATAAGATTGTAACTCTTGGTGAAAAATTAGAAGATAATATTACCTATATGGGTAAAGGAATCGAAGATAAAGTTAAATCAGCAATAGCAAACGGAATATGAATTTAGTAGAGTTAAAAAGTGTTGGTAGTATTCTTGATGTGAGTAAAGGGGTTATATATCCTCAACTTAATGATTCATCAAGCATATATGAATATGATATGGGTTGTCCTATATCCTTAGTAGATGATGAGGTTTCTTCAGAATGGTGGGATGCACTTACAAAAGAGGAGTATAATCTATGTAAAAAATGGTATTAGTATGAGAATAGGATATAAAAAATTTAAAGAAATTAAAAAGTGGTATGGTTCTTCCGATTTTGAAATCGGATATGAATCAGATGGCTTATCAATAAGATTTGGTTATTGGAGTTCGGTTGATTTAGATGGATTGAAAAAACTTTTACCAGATTATTTAACAGTTACAGAAAATCTTGTAGATGAAGATGATGATTGTGGAGCACTTTACAATTATACGATTTCTGATAAAAGATTTGGATAATTAAAATATTTTTCGTATATTAGTAATATGATTGTTGAATCACATAGTGAGAAAGAACAATTTCTTGACTATTGGGATAATGAATCCTCAATAGTTATACCTATTTGGGAAGATTTAGAAAGACACCCAATGACTTGTGATGTGTCTTTTTTGTATGTAGCATTCCAAAACTTACATTTCGTTATTCCATATAAGCACAATGATTGTGAATCAATTGAAATAGATTTATCTAAATCAAAGCAAGAAAAATGGATATGGAATAAAAAAGCATTACTTCAAACTGATTTAGGAATACAAAATCAAAAAGATATACAAACATCCCTTTTCTTCAATCATAATAGATTATATCCATATGATGATAAAATAGAGGTTTTAACGAACTTTTACACTCGTTTGGGTGTAAAGGATAATTTGGGTAAATCTATCCCTATAATGAGGTTTATAGAGGTATTAGAGGGTATTGTAGATGATTTCGGTAAACTTACTCCTACTTTCGGTTGGGTTGATGATACTATGATACCTATCCTTTCAGATGTAGAACGAAATGGGATTCAGGTCGATAGGGAAAAATTTCTTGATAGATGGAAAGATAATAAGAAATCACTTTGGTTCTCTCGAACATTTACAGAATACAATCCATATACAATAACAAGCAGACCTTCCAATAGGCACTTAGGTATTAATTATAGTGCTCTTAATAAGAAAGATGGTAGTAGAGAGATATTCATTCCACAAAAGGGTAAATCATTCGTACAATTCGATTACGATGCATATCATGTTAGGTTGATAGGTAAGATGATAGGTTATGATTTACCACAAACATCCGTACACCAATGGCTTGCTAATCAATATAATTGTGGATACGACGAATCAAAAGGAAGAACATTTAGAATTCTTTATGGTGGTGTAAGTGATGAAGATAGAAAGATTCCATTCTTTGATGAAGTAGATAAGTTTATTTCAAAGTTTCAAAAAGAAAGTATTGATAGAAGTTATCTTAAAACACCAAAAGGTAGAAAAATTCCTTTAGGTTGGATTGAACAACCTACGGCACAGAAGTATTTTAATTATCTTCTTCAAGCGACAGAAACAGAGTTTAACATTGAAGCAATGAAAAAATTAAAAGATGAGGGATTACCTCTTCCGATTCTGTACACTTATGATTCATTCTTATTTGAGTTTTCACCTGAGGAAAAGGAGATAGTGAAGGAAGTGAAATCCGTTCTCGAAAGTTTTGGATTTCCAACTAAAGTTGAATTTGGTGATAATTATTCTAAAGTGTAGTATATGAAAAAATTATTTATATTTGGAGATTCGTATTCAGATTGGTGTAATAAAGATGTTGAATCACACCAAAATGGTGAAACATTAACAAAAAAAGATTTTTGGTTTCAAAAATTAGCTGATTATAAAAAGTATAGTTTATGGAACTATGGTAGAAGTGGATACGGAGCTCCTGGTTGTTTTAGAGAATTTATGTCTTACATTGATGAAATAACTGAAGATGATTTAGTAATTTTTGGTTTGAGTTGGTGGGAACGATATGAGATACATGGAATTGGTTATGGATACAACCACAACGCAATGGGTAGTCATATTCAAATAACGACTAAAGAACAGATGAGAAATTATGAATGGGAGCATGAACAAAGAAAAGAAGATTTTTGGAATCATATTTTTAATATATCTATGTATAATTTTATAGAAAATTGTTCTAAAATGCAAGGACTTGTAGATAATGAAAATGAAAGGTCTAAAAACTTTGTAAAAAATGTTTGTGAAGTAATTAAAGATAGAAACTTAAATGTAAAGTTTTGGACTCTACCCGAATTACCATCAGATGCTCCATCATTCTTAAAAAATAACTTAATTGATATCGAAGGAAAAAATTCAACATTTGGTTGGTTATTAAAAAATCTAAGATATATAGTTGGTGGGGAGGATAATGATATCGATTGGCACTTTAACAGAGAAGGACATGAAAAGTTCTTTCAGATGGTAAAAGATAAAGTTTAATATTTATATATATGAATAAATTTATAGTAAGCTTATCCCTACTATTATGCGTAGGAGTGTTCCAAAGTAGCTTTGGACAAGATAGAACAGATGTAAGAATTGAAAATGATGTATTTAGTGTTTCATATAACGAAACCTTAGAACAACCAAATTGGGTAGAATATGAAGTTAGAAATATCGAAAAGAAATTTGATAGAGGTAGTATGGATTTCTATGTACCAAAAGGAGTTTATACATCAGATAACAATGATTACAAAAACAATGTTTGGGATAAAGGACATATGGCACCAGCCGCTGCTTTTACCGATACTAAGGAAAACCTAAAAACAACATTCTCATATTTAAATTGTTCCTTACAATTTGATAAATTAAATAGAGGAGCATGGAGAGAGTTAGAAGCACAAGAAAGAGTATGGGCTAAAAGATATGGAACTTTAAAAGTAAGAATTGTTTTACATTTTGAAAAAGACCATTTAATATTACCGACTGGTGGGCATGTACCAAACGGATATTGGAAACACATAACATTTCCAAATGGTGATAGAGAATGTTTTTATTTCCCTAACTCAACCCCAACAAAACATTGGAGTGATTATGAAATCCAATGTCAAGTAAGAAGGGCTAAAACTATTATTTAAGGATACTTATAGGTGTATGGTAGATAACAACGAACTTTTTGAAGAAATACTCTTAGAACTATCTTATCGTTCAGATGAAGGATATCCTGATTTCAGTAAACCTCAACACATAACAATATTGAGTGAAATACTTACTGATTGGGGAATGACTGATGTCAAATATGAACTAATCAAAAACTTACTAAAAGAAGATGAAAAGGAAGATGAAAAATATTTTGGTATAGGTGGTGGAAGTTATGTCAAAAAAACTGATTTGACACCTGATAAAAAAGCAAAAGCAGATGCTCAGAGATTTACAAAAGATGATTCAGGTAATTACAAAGCAGTTGAGGATGATGAAAAAGGTAAAACAACAACAGACCCAACAAAATTGACATCAAAGGATTTTGACCATACAAAAAAAGGAAATCAACAAAATCAAAGTAAACAAAAAGAAACTAGAGAACAAAAGTTAAAAAGATTAGAAAAACTAACACCAGAAGAAAGAAGTAAAATAGACCACAACTCAGCTGATAAGTCTCTTATGATGACTAAGACAGAAGCTAAAGCTCAAGCTAAAAGAACAAAAGAAGGTGAAAAACAAAATGTAGGAGCTGGAACTGCAGAATCAAGAGCTGGTGAAGCTATGGTTCATAAAGGTTTAAGATTAATACAAGAAGGTAAATCATTAGATGAAATCGAAGCTGAGTTTACCAAATTAGTAAATTCAGATGACCACATATTAAATTCCAAAACAGGTAAAAAGTGGGTAGGAGCAACAATCTCATCAATTAAAAAGATTGAAGAAACGATTGGTACAGAAAATATCGAAACTGTTGCATGGGATACTGATGCTGGTAGAATGGCGATAGGAGTAGACCCGGACTTAGAAACTTCATCTGATATGTTTGTAAGAACAAAAGATGGTAAAAACTTAGGATTATCTTTGAAAAAAGATGGAAATGTATTCTTAAATAATGGTGGTTGGGCTAAACAATCAAAAATACTATTAGGTGATTTGAAGGAACAAATGGGTGAAGAATCACATACAAGATTATCTAAAGCAATGTCAATTGAAGCATATGATGATGATTTAACTGATAGATTTAAATTTGTTGGAGGTACTATTACTGAAGATGTTATTAGAGAGGATTTTGAAAAACTTAAAAATGATGAGGTAATGATAAAGAAATATTTCGGAGGTTCTAATCAACCAACTTATTTCAGAATTTTAGAAAATCCAAAAGCATTATATGAAAGAATGATTAATGGTACTATGAGTAAGTATGACCAAAAGGTAATAGCTAAACTAACACAATCTTATCATAAGGAAGAATATGACCATTTAAGAGAATCTGAAGCCGCACTAACACAAAGAACATTTGATGTATTGAATAGTGATATGGAAGCAAAAAATGGTATGAATAAACATATTATTAAATCAATGCACATATCCGAAACATTAGGATTAAATCAAAGGGTAAAAGAAGGTGGTGTAGATGGATTCCAAACAATGTATGGTATAGAGCCAGATGGGGCTGTATTGAATGAACAAACATTAGTAAGTTTATTTGGTTCTAATTTTCAATCTATGTTACAAGAACAGATACAAGAAGTAAGAGATGGCAACAAAGAGTATTCAGAGTTAGAACAATTTATATCAGATTCAATTGAAATTGATTATGAATCGGGTCAAATTTTATTCAAACATGAATCAAACAAAAAGTTTCCTTTATTTAAACTACAAGGAAGAGCTAGAGGTATAGGTGCTTCACCTACTATGGAAATGTTACAAACTCCATTTATGGCACACGCTTTGAAGATGGGAACATTCAATACTGATGAGTGGGATGAAAAATCTTTAGAAAGGTTTGAAAAAGATATTGAAGAGGTAGAATCTGATTAATCTTTTATAATTCTATATTTATAGATGAATAAATATAAGTTAGAGAGATTTAATGAAAACCCAATTATTGTGTACTTTCACTACAAAGGAGAAAATTCAGACAACGCTTCAACAGATTAGAGAAACATATCATATAGTTTATAACTACATATATGTTCTTCAAAATAAATCTGATTTAGATGAGTTGTTTGTAACCTATAATATAGATACGGCTTATAAGCCAGAGAAACCATTAGATGATACTATTTTGGTTCATAGAAAAAAACAATCTAATACATTGTACACAATAAACGCATTAAATGAATTAGTGAAAGAAGAAAACAATGGTGTATTAGATAAATCATTTTCAATAGATTGGGAAAAATTTAAGAACTCAATCATAGTAACAAATGTTGAAGGAACTAAAAAAATCAACACAAGAGTATTCGATGTAATAAAATTTTCTTAATTTTATTTGGATAATTCAATTTTTTTTTGTATATTAGTACTAAATTAATGATAAACTATGGAGAAAGAACAATCTGCAGTAGAATATTGTGAGGAAAAATTCCCACAAACTACAATGGAATTCAAAAAAATCTTAGATGAAATGTATGATACTTTCTGTAAGAAACAGAGAAATTATGGACCTGATAATATATCAGTTAGTTCAGATTTGGAAACTGTTGAGGATAGAAATGTTTCACTTACTGGACTTTGGTTCAGAAAGAATGACAAGATTCAAAGATTAAAACAATTAGTGGTAAAAGGACAGCCAGATGAGGTTGGAGAATCAATAGAGGATTCATACCAAGACCTGTCTGTTTATGGTGTAATATCACAAATTGTGTCCAGAAATAAATGGGCAAAATAAATGTTATGTTTTCTCGAAAACGCTATATTTATATATACACCGAGTGTAAGAAACGCACTCTAAACTAAACTATAAAACTTAAATTTTAATAACTTAAAGGAGTAAATTATGGCAATTAATATTGACGCACTCAGAGGTAGACTGAACAAACTACAAAACACACAAAAGAAGTCTGACAATCTATGGAAACCAACACCTGGTAAACATCAAGTCAGAATCGTTCCCTACAAATTCGAAAAAGATAATCCTTTCATCGAATTGTATTTTCACTACAACATTAACAATAGAACTTATCTCTCACCACAATCATTTGGTAGACCTGACCCTATAGTCGAGTTCGCTGATAGATTAAAAAGAATGGGTGATAAGGAAGATTGGAAAGCTGCTAAGCAGATGGAGCCGAAATTAAGAACTTTCGTTCCTATTTTAGTGAGAGGACAAGAAGGTGAAGGAATCAAATTTTGGGGATTCGGTAAAACTGTATATCAAGAAATCTTAGGTTACATAGCTGACCCAGATTACGGAGATATAACAGACCCAAAGAGCGGTAGAGATATTACTATCGAATACCAATCTGCGGAAGAAGCAGGAACTTCATATCCTGTTACGACTATTAGAGTTAAACCAAATCAAACACCTTTAGCTAAAGAAGCTGATGATGTTACTAAGTTCTTAGAAGGCCAAACTGAAATCACAGACCTTTATTCTGAATTATCTTATGATGAATTAAAAGGAGTGTTAGAAGGGTGGTTAAATCCTACTTCAGAAAAAAATGAAGAAGGAGAACCTTCTGTAGCAGAAGAAACATTATCTAAGAAAGAGGTTAAATCAGAAGAAAAAGTTGATGATTTACCTTTTGATGTAGAAGATGATAAGCCAAAAGCAACTAAGAAAACAGATGATGTTGCTGCGGCATTTGATGATTTGTTTAACAACTAATAAACCCCTTATATGGCAAAGAAAGATTTAGATTTAGCGGATATCCTAGCTGGCGAGCTGAATAAAACAGCAAAAGACCAGAAAGTAGCATTCTTCTTAGATTCGGATGAAGCCCCAACAAATGTTGAAGGTTGGATTTCGACTGGATGTGCTATGTTGGATGTGGCAATTTCTAATCGCCCATATGGTGGATTGCCTGTTGGTAGGATTACGGAGATTACAGGTTTAGAACAGAGTGGTAAATCATTAGTATCTGCTCACTTACTTGCTGAAACACAAAAGCAAGGTGGTGTGGCTGTATTAATCGATACTGAAACTGCAGTAAGTAGAGAATTTTTAGAAGCTATCGGTGTTGATGTTTCTAAACTTCTTTATGTATCGGCAGACTCTGTAGAACAAATCTTTGATTTTACAGAAACTATCATTGAAAAGGTTAGACAAACCTCAAGAGATAAATTAGTTACAATCGTAGTAGATTCAGTAGCAGCGGCTTCAACTAAGAATGAGTTAGCAGCTGATTACAATAAAGATGGATATGCTACAGATAAAGCTATTATTATTTCTAAGGCGATGAGAAAGATTACCAATATGATTGGAAGGCAGAAAATCTCATTAGTATTTACAAATCAACTTAGACAAAAAATGAACGCAATGTTTGGTGACCCTTGGACTACTTCAGGTGGTAAAGCACTAGCTTTCCACTCTTCAGTTAGACTGAGATTGAAAGGTATGGGGCAAATCAAAATGAAAGTGAATGGATTGGATAAGGTTGTGGGTATGAAAGTGAGATGTCAAGTAATTAAGAATAGAATGGGACCACCACTAAGAGCGGCAGATTTTGAAATCTACTTCGATAGAGGTATAGATAACTATGGTTCTTGGTTACGAGTTATGAAAGATAACAAATTGGTAAAACAAGCTGGCGCTTGGTACACATACATAGATACTGAAACTGGTGAAGAAATCAAATTTCAATCCAAAGATTTTATTGAATTGATGGATGAGAGAATTGATGTAAGAGAACAGATTTACAAAAAGATTTGTGAATCAACTATCTTACAATATAAATCAGATACTTTAGATATCGAAGCTATGGAAATTGATACTGAGTTGGCTGGAGAAAATGATTAAATTTTAAAAATAATTATGAAAATAGATAACAAAATTTATGAAATGTTGAAATCAGAAGCAATAGCTGATAAGAATAAAGCTCTATTATCGTTAGAACTACTTGGTAGTTTCCCTGCTGGAATTGGAGACCACTCCACAAAGGATTTTTGGGATAACGCAACGGAATCTTTAAAATTATTAGCATCTGCTGATGAGAGGTTAGAAACTTTAGAAAAGTACTTTAGTGGTAAAGATACTTTAAATGAAGGTCCAACCTATACAACTACAACAACTTAGTATGAAGAAACTCTACAAAGATATTCTCAATTCGGTTGAGAGAGCACACGACCAAAATATCGATAGGAAACGAAATGACCGAGTTCTAATTATCGATGGTTTAAATACATTTATCAGATGTTGGTCATCCATTCCTACAATGAATGATGATGGTGACCATGTTGGTGGTGTAACTGGTGTTCTGAAATCAATAGGTTATGCAATCAGAAATACTCAACCGACGAGAGTCATTGTAGTTTTTGATGGTAAGGGAGGTTCTCAAAAAAGAAAAAAGCGTTTTAGTGGGTACAAATCTGAGCGTTCAAAGAATAAGTTAAGAGTCAATAGACAATATGCTGATTTGATGAACGAAGAAGATGAAAGAGAATCAATGAAAAGACAATTTGTTTGGTTGGCTGACATTATGAATTACCTACCTATGACAACGATGATTTATGATGGTTGTGAAGCTGATGATGTTATGGCATACATTAGTACACAATTATTGAAAGAGAACGAACAAGCGGTGGTCATGTCTACTGATAAGGATTTCCTTCAGTTAGTAGATGATACGACCATCGTTTGGTCTCCTACCAAAAAGAAACTTTATAATAAAGAGTTAGTAAAAGAAGAGTATGGTATTGAATCTAAGAATCTACTTCTATACAGAGTTTTAGATGGAGATAAATCAGATAACATACCAGGAGTTCATGGATGTGGTATAAAAACATTAGTTAAAAGATTTCCCGAAATCACCGAAAATAAAAAACTTTCGGTAGATGATTTACTCAGCTTAGCTGAAGAAAAGAAAGGAAAGATTAAAATTTATGATGATATATTAAAATCCAAAGAACAAATCTTAATGAATAGAGAACTAATGCAATTAGATGACCCAGACATTAGTGGTAACATTAAGATGAGTATTTTGGGTAGATACGATGAAGAAATAAATCCAGTTAATAAGTTAGATATTATGAAGGTATTAGTAAAATATAAAGTTACTGATGCATTCGGAAAGAACTTTAATGATTGGTTACGAGATACATTTGGTAATATTATTACAAAATAATTTGGATATATCAAATATTTTTCGTATATTTGTTAAAATATATAAATTAAATAAAAGCATAATAAGTAAATTACATTAAATGAAATTAATAGATAAATTAAAGAAGTTTGTAGATAGTAAAGCAAGAAAAAAGAATATAGATGCTACTATCGAAGAAATAAGAGAGGTTTTTAAACCAAAACCAACAAAGGGATTTTTCGCTAAATTAAAACATTTCATATTCAATTCAGTATGGAATAGAACTCCTAACTTTGATATCAAAAGTGTTTTGATGGATAAATTAGAGTATGCATTCAAAATTGGTAGTGGAATAGCTTCCTTCAATCAGTTACCAATATCTTGGATTGATGATAAGGTTTATAAGGAGAAAAGTTTCTTAGCTAAAGATAGGGGGCATATTACAACATTGACTTGTTCTGAATATGGTACACAATTTCCATTATCCACTATTGAAAAGGTAGTAAATAATCTTATTACCATGCATAAGGTAGATGGGTGGAAGAA